TGGGGATGACCACTGACAATTTCATGCCAAATCCTTTAAGGCAGGTCGGCCACAACAACACCGACCGCAGTGAATAACGGTGTCACGATAATGTCCCCAGAAACTGCACCTTGCCGGATAAATTTTAAGCGCTTGACATTATCCCAATCATACAATGTCATGCTATCCCCTATATTAAGGGGGTGCCCAGTGCTACCGTCAGTAGCGGGATCGGTGCCATCAAAGGTAAAATAAATCGCACCGGTTACACAATGTATATAAACCCCAGCTGCTTGTTTGCCAGAAAAGGTTCCTGATGTTGGCTTTATCAGGGTAAGGGCGTTAGCAAACAATGAAATCACCACATTTGCAATGGCAATTTTCTGATGTCCTCCGCCCAGGAAATTACTGGTCAAAAATTGAAACATGATTAATCTCCCTTAAAAGGGGTCCGAGGGGCAGGGCCTTGATTCCTGCCCCGCGGAGTTAATAACCAATGACGAAAAGCCAATGGTATTTAGTGTTTGTCGGAGCGCTATTGTAAGTCAAGGTCGAGTCGGCATGGCTGATACGCGGAATATCGGTGGTATCATCAATATTCTGCGTCCAGTAGCCTTCAATGCGGCCCAAAGGAACCACAAGGGTGGTCCCCACCCCGTCGCCCTTGACTCTAGCTTTCCACATCTTTGCATTTCCAAAGTTGATGTGGAGCTTTAGGTCAACATTTGCTGCGGGAAAATCCGCCATACAGTTTCCTCCTAATACCCTATCACAAACAAGTAGTGATAGAGGTTAAGGCCCGGCGGGTAGGCATAAGTGATCACCCCGGAACTCTCCGTCGCCTTTAGGTTAGTAGTTTCGGTGATATTCGTGGTCCAGTAGCCTTCTACTCGACTAAAGGGCACATTTATCTGCCGGCCAGCCCCGTCACCCTTGATCCTCACCTGATAACCCCGGATGGTTCCCATAGAGTAATGCGTTTCCCGGTCAATATTAGCCTCTGGAATGTCCACCGCAGGCGATGGGCTGACTGAGGGCGAAACCGAGGGCGAGATTGATGGAGAAAGCGACGCCGATGGGCTGACCGAGGGCGAAACCGAGGGCGAGATTGATGGGCTGAGCGATTCCGAAGGACTCACCGACGGAGAAATGCTCGGAGAGAGACTGGGGCTAATGCTCGGCGAAATGCTCGGACTCGCACTCGGACTGATGCTGGGCGAAAGACTGGGTGAAACACTGGGGCTAATGCTCGGAGAGGCACTCGGGCTAATGCTCGGGCTCAAACTCGGCGAGACGCTCGGAGAAAGTGACGCCGATGGGCTCACCGAGGGTGAAACCGAGGGACTTAAAGACGCCGATGGGCTCACCGAGGGTGAAACCGAGGGACTTAAAGACGCCGATGGGCTCACCGAGGGTGAAATACTGGGCGAGAGACTCGGTGAAAGACTGGGCGAATCACTCGGTGAGATGCTCGGAGAAAGCGACGGACTCAAAGACTCCGACGGAGAGGTTGATGGTGAAATGCTTGGAGACAAACTTGGAGAAAGCGATGCGCTCGGCGAAACGCTGGGCGAAACGCTAGGTGAAACGCTCGGAGAAAGTGACGGACTCTCCGAGGGAGAAATTGACGGTGATAAACTGGGCGATAACGAAGCAGGCATGGTCAGCCTCCTTTACGCCAGAGGCAGTATCCGAGGAATAAAGACCAAGGCCCCTACAAAGGTATCGCTATCGGCGGAACAGGTATAGCAGATGGTTTTGCAAGTACCATCCCCCCGATAACTTTTGGTGGCATAAATGCCTGCCGTATCAGCCGCATTGCCGCCCACCTTCCCATTCCAGAACAGCGCTCCGATGTAAGTGGTAAGGTAGTTCTGGCTCGCACCATCAATGGCGGTTGCCATGTCAGCTACCCGGTAGGTCCCCGCAGTATCCAGGGGATAGGTGACAATAAATCCATCGGCGTCAAAACCCGCTTCAGTACCCATGCCAATGCCGACACTGATGGTTTCTGTGGCATCAATGGTAGTGATGATGAGCCACATGTCTTCGGGCCGGATAACCATGCCCACGGGTAATTCAAATTGTGCGCTGGTTTCCACGTTGCTGTTGTAAATCAGCGGAAGGCGCACAATTTCGCCGTCCATGACGGTGGTACGCTTCATTACTGTGCTCATGCGTTAAACCTCCTTTAGGCGGTCAGCCCGGATTTGTAGCCATGGGCGTCGCGCCGCTTGCAGATCATCTGCAAGACGACTTCGATGTACATGGCATATTTTTCCTGGCCAATCGGCTTCTCCCACGGGGTCTTTTTGAAGTTGTAGTCCTTGTGGACCCGGAACCCCATGTAGTTCTTGTTGAGGCCGAACAGGTACCCGGCGGGGCACATGTAGTCTCGCACGATGGGATTGCCCAGGTAGTCGATGTTCTTGAATCCCATGTCGGCCAGGTCGCCGTGTTCCAGGCGCAGGTGCGGCAGGGTTTGAGAACGCAGGGAACTGAACATAGTGCGGGTGGTCACCAGCAGGTTCGGCTCATCACCGGCGTCATCACCCACCATGCAGTTCGTCAGCAGGGTGTCCACGATGTTGAAGGTGATGGGCGCTGCGGTCGAATTGGCATACCCGGCAACCCACTCGGCCAGATCGGCTACGGCGATATTGCCGTAGGTGGCGCTGGCAGAGATCATGCCCAGCAGGCCCACAAGCTTTCGGCCGCTGGTGCCGTACCCGGTGGAGTTATACAGGTCGTAGGCGAGGTTGTAGCGGATATGCTTCGCCGCCTTGTTGAGTTTCGTGTTGACGATATCCACTTCCTGGGCAATCCCGGCGTTCTGCACCGAGTCGTCGATGTCATAGACCACCGGCTCGTAGTAATAGCCCGGGGTCCAGGTGGCTGCGGTCATGGTGCTGACCTTGTTGGTGTTGAATACGCTGGTCGCGTTAAAGTCACCGCCCATGGGCTGCCCGTAGTCAAGGACTTGGCGGATTTTCGTGCCGCCGTCCCATTTCTTGGCATCCTTGAGCATGGTGCCGATCAGGACGTTACCTTTATAAAAAATGTCCTGGGCCCCACTCTCCCACCATTCCTGGGTTGTTGCGTTGAGTTCGTCAAGAGCCAAAGCCATGACGTTTCCCTCCCGTTAATTTCCTTGGCGCATGGCCTGAATCTTGGCCACTTGCTTCTGGATGAGTTCGTTTTCGGTTCGGGGTTTCCCCTGGGGAGTCCCGGCCGGTGCGGTGCGCCCGGTGGTCACCCGGCGCAGAGTGCCCTTCGCCTTCATGCTTCTGACGGTCTCCTCGGCCCCTTTGGCCTTGGCCGCCTTCTCGATGGCCGGTTTCCCTGCCTTCAGGTCGACGATCTCCTTCTGGAGCCGGGCCGCCTTGACACCTACGACCGCCATTTCCTTGGTGCGAGCCCAAGGATTGTCTTTGCGGAAGGCCGTAAGTTCGACCTCTGTGGGTTCGTCACCCACGAACTCCTTGAAGGAGTTGCCCTGCTCTTCGTAGGCTGCAAACTCCTTGAGGATTTCAATTACCCGACGCGTGACAATCTGGTTCACGGCCGGCTCGGTGGCGATGGTGCGGATTGTTAAGTCCTTGAGCGCCGGCCCGATAGCCGCAGCCCCGCCCTGCTCGCCCTCAAGCATGGCCTGGAAGTTGTCGCCCACCACTTCCCACTGCACCGGCTCAAAACCTGCTTCGGGTTCTGCCGGCGCTTCGGCAAGCTTGGCCTCGGCGGGCTTCTCTTTCAGGGCCTTGTTTTCAGCCTCCAGGGCCGCGGCCCGCTCTTCTGCGTCGAGCAGATTCTGAACTGCCTCGGCCTGTTCAGCCGACAGGCGCACAACCTTGCCGTCAGGGGTCTCGTACTCAAACTCTCCCCCCTCCGTTTCATCCGCAGCGGTTTTTGTTTGGGACTCAGCCGCCAGCCGGTCCTCACGGTCTTGCTCCAGATCCAGTTCGTCGGGAGAAGCCAGTACGTTCTCCGCGGCACCGTCAAAAGGTTCGTCTTGAATCTCAGCCATGGCTTTTTGCTCCTTGGTTTTTTAGGGTTGAATAAAAAGCGGGCCACGACAGATAACCTGCCATGGCCCGCTCGGGCTCAATTCAAACTATGGTTGGCCCTCAAAGGGGCGCTATTTTACTTCTTATAGAACTTCTCTACACCGTCCAGGAACATCTTGCCCGCCACCTTCTTGGGTGGCCTGAGCATCGTGGTACTTCCTCCTTCCATCTTCCACATCGCCCCGCATCGGTGACACTGTATTTTGAACTCAGCCCCCGGCCTTGGTTCAAGGATGATACGGCCACAAGCCGGGCACTTGAACTCCTTGTAGGCTGTCACCGCGAACTGGTCGTCATCCAACTTGCTTATGGAGGCATTTTGGGTCATACCTGGCTCAAGTTCTCCCCATCGCAGTGGCGTAAGTTATGGTCCTTCATGTACTGCCGGTACTCCGTCCGGGTTTCAATGGGCTTGCCACCGAAGCGGGCCTCCTTGCGGGTCCGGGCGAAGTCCCGGAGCCAAGGTGTGTCTTGGATGGTATCGACCTGAATAGCCGGAGCCACGATGATCTGGCGCATGATGCCGATACATTTAGGACCCTCTCCCAAAGATGGACAGCCACCTTTACCGCAAACCAAGTCTTTAGGACGGTCGGCTATCCGGCAAACCACTTCCCGGCGATGGCCGCACTCGGGACACTCATAGTCGTATGTCGGCATCAGTTCACCCTCAACCCCGCCGGCGGCGCTACGATACGGCTCGGCTCGGCCTTGGCTATCTTGGCACAGATAATCTTCTGGGCCGTGGCCAGTAGGTCAACAATGGCCGCCAGGTTCGCCGGCGAGTCGCCCTCGGGGCGCTGAACCGTCACCCGGTTGTCTGAAAATAGAGATACCTGAATAGTCACTACCGGGATAGGGCTTGTCGCCGCCTTGGCCGCCTGGTTCGCCTTCACCCGGTTAAGAAAATCCTTGCTCATCCTTAGCCTCCCGCCACGTCCAGCGGATTACCGCTGCCGAAATTCTGCGAAAACGTCCGGTCATCCATCTTCATAATGTTATCAATGGTCTGCAACACCTCTTCCGGGATCAAGCCGCTTTGCTGTAACTTCTGCATGGCCATGCCCAGGGGTCCAGCGTCCATTTGCGCCGCCACTTCATCGGCGTTGGGGATTGACAGCTCGTTGAGCAGGGTCTTATTGGGAAAGTTCGGCCTGCTCTTGGCCAATTCGATAACCTGGTTCTGCCGCACCGCCCGGTTACGGGGAAGGGTGCTGCCGGCTTCCATGTGGAAAGCCAAGTCGCCCTGGTAGTCAATGCCCCGGAACGCCAGCATTTGCTCAGAACCCTTGCCCTCGTACCGCAAATATTCCTGGTCGGTGTACCAGTTCTGGCCCAAGGCGATGAACATCCGGCCCTGCTCTTCCAAGTAGGTATCGTTATTCCTGATTTTGATGCGATAGGCGACCTGTGCCTTCTCCTGCAACTCAGCTATGGCTACCCCCGCGGTCACACCCGCCGGCCGGCGACCCTCTGACACCTCGGTGATGCCCGTCACCATGTCCACCAGGCGGATGCAAAGTTCGATGAAGGCTAGGAGGTCGTTAGGGGTCTGTGGCACTTCCAGGAACCTGATTTGCTGGGCCAGGCCTGCCACCGGCTCCCATATCCGGGCCGGCAGGTTGTTGGTCTGGCTGTTCTTGACCCCGCACCCCTGGGGCAAGATCAGGGGATTCCGGCAGGTGCGCTCCAGGTGAACCCCGTATTGAGTGAGTTTCTTGCAAATCTCGATGACCAGCGTCTCGATCTGCTCAAAAACACACAGGCCGTACTCGGAAATGTCGTCAGAGTACGACAGGCGCTTGATGAAGGGGAATTTATCCCAGAGGTACGACTGAGAGGTCATCTCCCGGGGCAAGTCGGGGTTGATGCTGGGGTTCGGCACATCCTCCAGGACCACATCACCATTCTTGCCCGCAACGTAGATACACCGTATGAAGCCGGGGTACTTCGACCATTCCTCCGGTTCGATGCGCTGCCGGGACTGGACGAGGGCAGGCTGGCCGTCCTCAGTGAACACCGGCAGGCCAGTGGCGTCATCTATCATGGGTTCCATGACCGGCTGCCCGGTCTCGGGGTCAACCGCATCCTCCCACAATTCGGCGTTCTTCTTGCACGGCTCCCCGGTCCTGGGGTCAACCCAGTGCATCGTATAATCCTTGATCCACATCTGAATCACCAGGGCGCGTTGCGTACCGCCTCTGGCCTCGGCACCGGTCCCCTCTTCACCAGGGACGACGTACCCGGTGGCTGACCCCATGGGGCGCAAGTTCCTGGACCGATTGGCCCGGACCCAGGCCCGTTCCTCGCCCATGTCGGAGAAATCCGGGTCGGCCTTGACTTTATCCTCGGCCTCTGGCCAACGGTCATAAATTTCGCCCAACTCCATAGCCTCGTAGACGCAGAGGCCCGGGGCGGTCTGAATGTCGATGTGACCCGGCCAGGATAGAAAACTATACGTCCCCACTCGATGAGTCTCGATCTCTCCCAGACCGCCTTCCAAGTCCGGGTTGAATCTCATGTGATCGGTCTGATAGCCGTAGAGTTCCGTCAGTCCCACGGACTCCTGGAGGCACTTCTGTTGCTGTCTCGCCTCCCACCAGGTGTCATACCGGGCCTGCCAGGCGTCAGCGATGCCATCGGGGGTTTGCCCATTGGGCATGATTGAAGCCCGGGGCTTGTTGTCGGTGAGGTTTGCCTTGAGGCTGTTGTGGATCTTGAAGAACAGGTTGGCGATGGTCTGAGACAATTTTGATCGGACCTTGAAGATACGGCCACGCAGAAGTTCGTGGTTATGCTGCCAAAGCTCTACGAGGCCCTGGCGGTCACGGTGGCGCCGCATGATCTGGTAACGCTCGTAGACCCACGGGCCTACTCCCGGACTTCCTTCAGGAGGAGGCTGTAGCTTCCAATCCGGCCAGACTTTACCGTCTTTGGTGAGAATGCGGCTCACTTATAGATAGTGGAGTTCATGCCTCTCTCTCCCTGGGTCATCCTGTCGTCCTCAGTTTCCCTTCCTCACCCCGTCTTACAAACCCTGGCGCCCTTGGAGCCCTTCTCCCCGCGCATGGTCTTCTTCTGGCCCATGGGCCGCAGGTTCGGATTACCCCGCATGGCATTTAATTGCTCCATGGCCATCGGGTCCATCTGTTCAGTCATGGCGGGTGCGGCTTTCTTTTTGGTTTTCATTTTCTTACCTCAATATTCTTTGGTGGTTGATGGGAGTTCGTCGAGCTTCATATTATTGTAACCTGTGGCACATATCCCGCATGTAATTCTCTCTTAGCTTTAAGGTAAGCAATGTGCGCATCTTCAGGAGTAGAAAATAAACCAAGGCGCTTGCGCTTACCAGAAACCTGTATGCTCGACATCCAAGGATGTTTAGAACTACAACTCTTCTTATAGGAAACCCCTAATAGTCCACAAGCATTGTCTTTTCTGGCTTTGTGAACATTTTCCGTATTGATAGTTGGAGTTGCTTCCCGTAGATTTGCCCAAGAATTGTCTGTTTTTGTGCCGTTGATATGATCTATTTGATCTTTTGGCCATATACCTACCATATAAAACCATGCAAGCCTATGCGCAAGATAATTAATTAAATCTACCTTAATTTTCCAATAACCTTCGGAATTAAGACATCCAGCCACCTTGCCTACGCGTCCATTTCCCCTATCTTCTTTCCAATAAAAAATGCCTGTATTAGGGTTGTATTCCAAGAGTTCTCTCAATCTTTCGGCCTGTATATACATTAATTGAACCCTTCCTTTGGAATAAAGCCCTCGCCAGGCCGCAACTCAGGGTCCGGCCGGTCAGAGGCCCGCAACTCCCGGTCACGCTCCAAGTCCTTCAGGTCGTCGGCGGTCGGCGTCTCGCTACGCTCAGGGCCTGACGACACCCGGGCCTCCATGGCGAGGAGGTGGGGGTCGGCTACTTGGGGCGGCTGTTCCCCCGATATTTGCGACTCACCGCCGCGGACCTCGGGAGAACGGTCCCCCCAAGTAACCGTACACCCTTTCTTATGAAACCGCTTCTTGGCGCCGCAGGAGGGGCAGGGGAACTCTTTAGGCATGTTCTCATTCATGCCAGTGAGCTTATCCACCTCTTCCTGTATACTTTTTATGGTGATTAAAGGTTGTGGCTGGGAAACAGCATAGGTCATTTCCAAAGGCGCACCCCAAGCCTGCATCAAAATCTGCTTCACCGTCATCACCACCGGCTTACCATCCGCCCCCCGCACGTTCAGAAACTTACCAACTGCCCCGCCCCCCGCCGTATAGGGATCGTGGTGGAAGGGGAACCGGCTGCAAATGGGACAAAAGATATCGAGGTTGAGCGGGCCCGGGCGCAGATACCAGCCGGGGTACGCCGGAGAGAACATGTCGCCCAGCAAGGGCCAGTCGAGCCGGTCCACGTCGGTGTTGGAGATGTGCGTTGAGCAGGAATAGCAAAGGACGGCGATCATAAACCTTTCCCCACAAGCATGTGAGACGTGACGTGAATTTGATGAAACTCTATCAATTTCTTAATCGCTTGCTTTGCCTGTGAAGATTTAGCCTGGGCCATTGCGAAAAGTACATTCAATATCGGAATTTCTCTCACGATCATTAGCGAATACAGCTGATGAGCCACAGGGTCGTGTAGGCTTTCCGTCCTAAGCCAGTCCATCACCTTTCTGGTCAATTCCGGCTCAGAATTGATCGCAAGAGTCCAATTTTCTTCTGGCCCACTCATCCCTTCTTCTCCTTCTCCGGCACTACCCACCTCGCCGGCCACACCTCGGCCTGGCACCCAATCTCAGCGCACAACACCCGCTTCTTGAAGGAAGCTCCAAAGTTCGGCATGGCGTTCTTCGGTTGCTGGGTCTCCCACATCTCGTAAAGCTCTTGAATCACCATCCTGGAGCTGCCGCACTTGGGGCATATCAGGGGTTTGCGCTCGAAGTTTGGGTCTGCCACTATTCCTCCTCAGTCGGCGGTATTCCACCGCCCTCTTTGATGGCCTGGGCCATAGTCTCAGCGGTCACATCCGGTTCGGCCGGGGTTTCCCGATAGGTCTGGAGCCCATGCCGGGATAAGATCGCTTCCCGGGCTACCGGATCGAGGCGCCACAATGAGCCCATGTCCAGCACCCCGGCGCTAAAATCTTCCTCGCTTACCGGCTCATCCAGACCGGCCACGATGGCCCCCTGCGGCATGGGCGCAGGCTGCGTCACCACCTTGAACATCTCTACAGCTTGAGAAAAGCCGAAATGCACCGCCGCCAGGAGGTCGGAGGCCGCCGGCGAGACCGTCAGGGGCAGGCCGTTGATGATGGTGGCCTGAAATGGGTCGGAAAACTGAATTTTTGGCTCACTCACCACTTCTCCCCCTCATAAAACCCCTCCCCGGTCTCCGGTGGCAACTCCCACGGCAGGACATCGGGCGTAAACCTCTGCTCGGCGGCCTCGATGATGCGTTGCGGGCCAGTCTTGGGGGGCGGGGCCTCGGTCAAAACCAGGGGCCAGGACGAGAGGGCCATCTTGCATTCGTCAAAAGCATGATCTTCAGCATCGGTCCACGCATCCTCAGCATTGTGGGGATCAGAAGGAATCCCGGGGACAGTACGGAGAAACTGGGGACACGCTTTTTTATAGACCTGAAACAGGGGTGGATGGAGAAGCACACCCTCATCGTCGAACTTTATCCGCAATCTCTCATGAAACTGGGCGACGCAGGCCACCCGATTTTTATCGTTCGCCTGCTCCAAAGCCAGAAGCGGATCGACAGACGAGAAATCAAAGTCAATCGTCGGCCCAAGTTCCCCGGTTTTGGGGTTCAGGCGACGAGCGAAACAGTCCGACCCAGCTATGCGCCGTTTAACCCGGCCCCAAACACCCCACTGCTGCTCCCGCTTCTTGATGCCCTCAGCTATCTCGGAAGGGGTCAAGCGAATGCCCTCGTTGGGATTGCCATTATAGCCGTACCACTCCCGGGCCCGGTAAATCCGGCCATCATAGTCAGTCCAGTACCACCCAACGCTGAACGGATGAGAAAAACCATAGTCGAAGCCCATAAACATCGGGGCATTCTCGGGAGGGGGCCAAGGGCCTTCTTCAATCTCATGATAGCGGCTATTCCAGTTGAGCAGGATGCCACCACCCTCCCATGCCTCTTCGGGCGTGCTGGGGTACTCCTGCTTGATTGCCGGGCCTAGGGTTTCCCACTTCTTGCTGTACCACGCCTTCTTTCGCTCAGACAGTTGGACGTTGTGCTTTGAGGCCAGGTCTTCGAAGTATTCCAACTCCCGGGCCCCAAATACTACAGCCGTCGGCTCAATCTCGTATTCAGGCTCTTCAAACCAAGGGAAGAAAAAAATGCGCCAGTCGAGCTTTGACAACTTGCTCATACGCTTATGCAGGTCGTATGCCTGGTCCCAGAGTTCCGGGAAGTGACCGATGCGCCCCTTGCTGGTTGACTCAATAAAAGCGATTTGGCCGGCCTGAACCGTGTTTAGGGCACCGGTACGAATTTCCTGGGCCTTGTCTGGGAATCTGGCGCAAGTAATTCCATATTCCGAGACGTGTAAATATTGCAAGGTGGCCGACCGCATGGAAGTGCCGACCCGAATATAGCTATGATTGGCAAATTGTAGTTCGCTTTTTGACTTGGTATCAGTAGGTATCGCTGCTTTTAGACTTTCATCAAGGTTTTCGTAAGGGATAAGAATCTTTTCCTCAAATATCTTTTTAGCGTCGTCCTGGTGATGGGCGATGATACCAGCGTTTTTGTTGGAGTTGAACAGGCAGGTGTCAAGGAAAAGCAGATCAATGAACGTGGTGTTATGAGAAACCAGGCCATCTGCGATATATGTGCCCGCTGAGGTCTGCAAGTCTATGAAGGTTTGTTCGCCAACCGGTTCAATTTCAACCACTTCTCTCCATAGATCAGATACTGACCCCTTCCCGGGCAATTCTCTGCCTTCCCAGAAATTATTATTGGCGAATCGGGAAGGCCTGCATTTGCCAAGTAGGCTAAAAATCTGCTCCATCTTCCCTATTTCTGCCTGAAGCACTGGAGTTTTGCCAAACTTAGACTCTCTATCGTAATTATCGTTATATATCTGATATTTATAGCCACGTTTCGTTAAATAATGAACAATCCTATTCCAAACTTCGCCCTCTTTTTGGGCAATACTGATTACTGGACCCTTACCGTTCCCCTGCTTGCAATTAAAAGACCCCTCGCCGTCTATAATTCCAGAGAACCACCCGTCTTCATAATCCGGATCGTTCCAGGTGTTTGTTATCTGACGAATATAGGTTCCCACCCTAATTTTTTTCTTGTTTTGAGATTCGATTGCCCTCCATCCTATATGTGGAGATCCATTTTTTGTAAGCCATGGGTGCCGGCCGGTGCAGATTATCTGCTGACCACTGTCCAGGGTGACCTTATACCCCGTCCATTTTACTTCAAGGGAACCATGGACAACCGCAGTCCGCATCTTTCTCTGCTGGCCTTTGCCGGCGTGGGGGCTGTGTTCGTCCACCGAGACAATCTCTTGCCCAGGCTTAATGTCACAAATTGGAATCCACTCAAGATTGGC